CGCTTCGGGTTCAGTCGCGGCGCGGATCTGTACGCGCAGGGTGTTGCCCAGCGCACCCGGGGCCTTGGCCGTAAAAGTCAGTGCCGCCTCGCCCTGTCCCAAGGTCAGGGTGGCGGCACGGGCGGTGGACGCCTGGGGCGCGGTCCCCACCAGGCCAATGACCGAGGACTTGACGGTGCGCACCGTGCGCCCGCCGTCTTCGATCTCCACAAGTTCGATACCGTGCAGGAAATTGTCTGCCATAGCGGTTCTCCAGAAAACAAGGCTCGCTGCGGCGAGCCGCAGTTTCACCATCGGTAAACAAAAAATCCGCCAATTGGCGGAATAAAAGATGGGGTGAATTGCGTGCGCGTCGTTCAGCTCATCGGCTTGCCCTCGTCCGGCTCGATGGCCTTCTCACAGTGGTTCGGATCGAGCCGATCCAGCAGCCGACAAAGCACGCAGGCCCAGCGCTTGCCCTCACGTACGGCTTTGCCGGCACGGGAACTGAGCGTCTCGTCCTCGTGACCGCCAAAAGCGGCGTTGGCCAGCTGGTCGTGGGCGACCGCCAGGGTCCAGGCGCGGCGACTGCCGGCCAGGGCGGCGATGAGCATCCAGAGGGACGCGATCACGGCCGCGACTTGGCACATCGCCCACAGCCCGAGCATCGACAGGCGGTGCAGGAGGGCGGTCCTCATGGCGCTGCCTCCTCATCCTGCGCTTGCGGCCAGCCGCTCTGGAGGTCGTAGTCCGCTAACGCCTCAAGATCGGCACCCTCGGCCAGCAAGCGGATCGCATCCTTGTGCGCCCAGGCCGCAGCGTAATGCGCTGACACCCAGGCCATCACCGCCAAGCCAAAGGCCACCGCCTCCTCGCCACTCAAGGGATGCGTGACATCCTCGGCATCACGAAACCCCACACGCGCCTGCGCATCCCCGGCAATGACCAGCGCGGTGCCCGAGGTCGCCACGGCATTGACGTTGCCGGTGTCGCGCTCGTTGCGCAGTTGCACCGTGCCGCTCAGCCCATCCGGAAAGGTATGCGGCTTGCCTTGGGCAATGCGGCGGTCACGCTCCGTGTCGACGGCGCGCACCAAAGCGGCGGTGAGGCGCAGGACCTGATCGCGCAAGCCTTGTGCCTGCAATGACTGGCGGCTGGACTCGGAGGTCAGTACCTGCCAGCCATTGCCCGTCCACAGCACCACGCTGTCTGGGTCACGCTCGGGCGGTGCCGAGAAGGTGTAGTCGGACGGCGCCGGCACGCCCGCCGCCAGTGTGATCGCCCGGCCCAGCGTCTGGTCCGCTTGAATCTGAAATGCATGCCTTGTGTCGTTCATCAGCGTCCCCTGATGGCATAGCGCAGGGTCTGCCCTGACGCGTGGTTGATGGTGAAGCCCGCCAAGGTTGGTGCCGTGGGCAGCCGAAACTCGGTGGCCGGGTCATAGTTGCGGGCGGCTGACAGCCGCACCCCGCTGGTGTTGTGGGTGAGCGTGACAAAGGCATCGCCCCGGCCCACTTCCCAGATGCCGTTGTTGGTGGAGAACCCTTGGGCCGTGCCATGGCCCACCAAACCCGGCTCGGTGCTGATGTAGCGGTAGATCTCGGTCGCGCTCTCGATGCACCGAAAAGGGATGTAGTTCAGGTCCCGGTTGAAGCGGATCTGCGCGCCGCTGACCGAGGAGGTGTAGTCGTAGGCGACGGTCCAGGTGGCGCCGCCATCGCGGCTGTAGCGCACCCGCATCGTGCCTGAGCTCGTGCTATAGGACAGTTGCTGGGTAGCCACCACCAGACACCCCGGGGTGGCCCAGGCCGCCATGAATTCGCTGTAGCTGGTGCTGCCAAACACCGACAAGGGGGTGGCGACTGCCGTGAAGCTGACAAAGTCTTCGGTCTTGATCAGACCCCGGCGGTGGCCCAGGTACCAGGCCCCGTTCTCATGGGTGATACCCAGCGGGTACTCGGCCGGCAGATACGAGAACGCGGTCCATTGTTTGCCGCCCAGAGACGTCCAGCCGCCACTGCCGTCGCTACGCAAAATGATGGCACGCCCGGCGAGCACATCGCTGCGACGCTCACCGTCACGGGCGTTGTGATGGCCCTCATCCACGTTGTCCGACGCGATGCCGCTGGCGTCCAGCGGCTGGCCGGTGGCTGCATCGGTGGCGATGGCCCAGGTGCGACCGTTGTCCTCGGAGTAGAACAGGCGGTAGCGACTCGGGTTGGCCAGGTAGGCGGCAAAGAAGGTCGTGCCCCCGATGCGCAGAAAACGCGAGGTGGGATAGTAGAAATCCGCCTCCCCGACCTCGGGCAAACTGCACCGAGTGATCGTCTGGTTGACGGTATCGACCCGGTGCAGTTCCGAGCGCGAGTCGCTGCTGCGATGCACGTTCAGCAAAATCTGGTCACCGGCCACGGCGCAGCTGCGATAGCTCTGGGAGGTGTTCGTCGCCGGCCCGGCGTTACCCATCGGCGTGAAGGTCGCGCCATTGATGCGCCCAATGTGCCAGCCGTAGTTGCCCGACGTCGTCTGCCCGTGAAACGCCAGCACGCCATTGCGCAGCACCGGGTTGGCGTAGCCCGAGGGCATGGCCCGGGGCACCAGCGTGAAATTGACCCGGTCCAGGCTGTAGGCGATGCCCGCCGAGCCCAGCGTCACGACGTGCCCGGTGTCCGGATCGTAGTGGAGCTGGTTCAGACCGGTTCCCGCATAGTCCGCCGTCACCACCGTGGCGCCGGTGGCATGGACCAGGTGCACGGTGTTGCGCTGTTGCTGCTGGGTCGCCGCCAGCACCGGAAAATCCACAATCTTGGCCACGCCACCATCGGCCAGCAGCCAGTCGGTGCCCAGCAGCTGCGGTTGCACGAAGGCAAAAGCGCCGACCGGCAGGTTGGGCGTGTCGGCCCACTGGCCGTCGTTGCGCAGAAACTGGCGCGAGAGGCTGGCCGGTGGTGCGGGCACCATACCGAGGCTGCCCGGTGTGGCGGCGGTGGCGCCCTCGAAGGCAGTGAAGGTTTCCAGGGCCGCATCGAATTCTGCGCGCAGGGTTTGCGCCTGGGCGACCACCTGCGCGAGCTGCACTTGGGTGGTGTCGCCCAGTTGGCTGCTGGCAGCCGCGAGCTGGGCCTCCAGCGCTGCCAGCGCCTGGGTCAAGGCATGGGCGAGCGCGCTCTTTTGCGCATCGCCATAGGCGATCACATCGAACACCGTCGCCTGGCCGGAAATCGCTTCGATGGCCTTGGCCAGCATCACGACATCTTCGGGGCTGGCATTCGCGGCGACCGCATCGATACGGGCCTGCAAGGCCGTGATCTGGGTTTGTAAGGCAAGGGTCACTGCCATAAGGCCTCCTGATTCAGTACAGGTTTAAGTGGAGAAGCTGGTTCAGGCGCAGGCGGCGCAGCTGGCCGGTGAGGTCCATACTGACTTCATCGAGCGCATCGGCCACCGCCGTGGTGGTGGCCTCCAGCACGGTGTTCACCTCGCTGCGCGTCTGAACCATGGCGGCCTGCACCTCGGCGCGTTGCGCACCGAAGCCGGCGTCAACGGCCACCAAGGCCTCGCGCAGGCGCAGCACATCGTCGACCAGCAGGTGATCGGGGTGCGGTAGCGGCAGATTGAGCACCGGTGTTCGTTCGTCATTCATCGCTCACGCCCCATCAGGTCACGATCACGCGCAGGCGGCGCACAAAGGGCCGGTACTGCGGATTGCCTGCCAGCGCCAGCTTCACGCGCGTGGTCCGATCTGCACCCACACCGACGAGGCTGCTGGCCTTGTAGGTGCGCTCGACCCAGCCGTTGCCCACTTCCACGCCCTTGTCCAGCGCCAGATCGGTGAAGCTGCCTGGCGTGCCGGACTCGGCCTGCACCGTGACACTGGACGTGCCGGGGGTGAGCGCATCGAAAGTGACGGACACATTGAAGGTGGCAGCAGCGGGAATGGCGCGCGACAGGTAGTCGCCTGCGGCTTCGAGCGTGCCGAACACCAGCTGGGTGCCCGGGTAGAGGATCGGACTGGAGACTTCCGTCCCGGTCAGCTTGGCTGACACTGCCAAGTTGCCCGAGAGCTTCTCCGACAGTGCCAACCCCTGGTCTTCCGACAGGGTGTAGGTTCTCCCCTGCGCATCGGTCGCCAGAAACTGCACGTCGGTGCCAGCGGCCGGACGCTCGACACCGGCGAGCGCCATCACGTCCGACAGATGGGTCACCGTGTACTGGCCAAGACTCACCGTCTTGCTGGCTTGCGTGAAACGGCAACCCAAGAGACGGAAGGTCAGGTCCTGCGTCTGGTGCGCTGTCCAGCTGATGCCGTTGGAGGACGAGAGCAACACGCCGATCTGGTAGGGCTGCGCGGTCACCCAGCCGGTGCGCGGGTCGTACTTGCCGAGCTCCGCCACCGACACGGCGTGGTTGGCATCGTCCGTGAGCACGACAAGGGCGTACTCGCGATTGGCCTCGAGGGCGACGGGATCGAGCAGCACCCGGGTCGCGTTGCCATCGGTCTTGATGTCCGCTGCAGCCAAGCGCCCCTCGGTCAGCACCGTGGTGGTGGGGATGCCGACCTGCGTCTCGCGGATCTGCACGATCACTGGCGCAGCGCCGCCCTTGGTGGTGAACCACAACTCCAGCGCGCCAATCACGCGGCGCTCGGGCAGCGTAAAGGTCTGTGCCAGCGGGTCCCAGCGGTTGACCACCGTGGTCAGGATGCGGCGGCGCGTCTCGGTGACGATCTGGCCGCGACCGACGTAGGTGGCGGAGCCGTAGCTGCCACCCGCCCCGAGGAACTCCACCAGCTTGGCGCCCGCCGGGATGGCTTGCGGGATCTGGAAGCTGCCGGTGAGCAGGCCGGAAGCATTGGCCGCCGTGCCCGCAGGCTGGGAAATCCCGATACCGTCAAAGCGCAAAGCAGCCAGTGTCTCGCTCGGTCCAAACCCGTCCACCCGATAGGCGACGTTGAGGCTGCGCAGGAATTGTGCTTCCTCACTTGAGGAGGCCAGCACCTGCTCCGAACGCCGGGTCTCCACCACCTGTTCGAGCACACCGCTGCCGGTGATCAAGCGCTCGGTCACGTCGGACGCCCAGGTGGTGTTCGTCACCGTGAACTGGTCGACTGCTGGGTTCAGGGTGACCCGGGCCGGCACCGGCTCGAAGGCCTGGTAAGGGTTGATCTTTATCGACCCCGTGCGGGCCAACTGTTCCACCACCGGCGTCAGCGTGTAGTCCAAGGTCAGCAGCGCATTGCCGTTCTCCTTGGCGTGCTGGGCACTGGCGGTGATTGGCAGCGTCAGTACGCCGGCCACCACCGCGCCGGTCTGCGCCACGCCTTGGTCACGCAGGTCATCGTCGAGGAAGTTGTCCACGAACAGGCCCTTCTTGGCGGCCGGCTCGCGGATGTTGGCATCGACCCGCAGGCGCTCCAGCGCCATCAGGTCATACAGGTCGGCAATCTGGCGCTGCATCGCGGTCAGTTCCGAGACCTTGATGGTGCGAATGGCGATGTTGCGCACTTCGGGAGTGCTGTCCTGCTTCCAGTCGTAGGCAATCTCCGCCAGCGCCAGGCGCGAAGCCGGCACCGTGGGGGCAATGGGATTCCTCACTTGCGAAATCCCCTTGATGCGTTCCACCTGCCCGTCAGCGGTGAGGGCCAGCACATCGACGCGCGGCAGCTTCCACTGGTAGTCGATGTACATCGTGGAACCCTGGACGACGCCCGCCACCTTGAAACCGGTGTCGGTCAGGTTTGTTGGGGTGAGGCTGGCGATGTACTGGTAGGTGACCTGGTAGCTCGACCCCGGGGCCGGCTCGGCGCCGCCCGGGCTCCAATCGATCTCATCCCCCACGACCTTGTAGTCGGTGCCTTGGGTGTAAGTGGTGCCGCCTTGTTTGACCTCCAGCACGGCGACGACTGTCGGCTCGGTCAGCACATCGCGGCTGCCGGTGAAGGCGCCGTGCACGACGGTCTCGGTCTTCTGCTGGGTGACCTTGATATCGATCACCTGGGCCAGCGGGGGCCGGTTGATGGTCACCACCATCGTGCCATCGCCGCTGTCATTGAAGACCTGCGGCTCTGAGGACACCCGTTGCAGATCCGGATCGATGGGCAGCCGCAGGCGCTGGGACTGGGTGCGCTCGACCTTGAAGCCGTCGATGTTGGCGCGGCCCTCCGCGATAGAGAAGATGTGCTCTTGGCCATCGGTCGTGAGAAATCGGACGCCCAGCCCCTCGGTCACATAGTGGCCATTGGCATCGAAGTCGTAGCGCGCCAGGCTGGTCACGACGCCATCGAGCACAGGCGGCTGACGCCGGTTCTCCAGGATGCCGTTGTCCAGCGCATAGACGGCGTGGAAATCGCCCGACTTGCCATCACTGGTGCCCGCACCTTCCCAGCCCCAAGCGAGGGTCTCCTGCAGACGTCCGGCCCCCGGCTCCTGGTAGTTGCGCACGCCGACGGCGGGTTCGCGCAGGTTGTGATCTTCGAGTTCGGTGACCGTGCGGGTGTTGAAACGCACGCCGACTGCGATGCGGCCCGAAGTCGGCACCGTGAAAGTGGCCGCCGGCACCTCGCGCACCGCGCCACGCAGATACACGCGGCCGGCTTCCAGGGTGACCAGACCCGTGTCGGCATCGATCTGCAGGTTGGCGCCGCTGACAATGTCGCCATCTTTGAGCAAGGCATCGGCCACGCCCTGCAGGCGGTGCATCAGCGTGCTCTGGATCTCGTTGAGTTCTCGGGACTGCAGGCCATCGCCCGCACGGAATAGCAGCTGGGTGTAGTGCTTGGCCGGGTCAAACAGGTTGTAGTAACGCTCGATCATGGCTGGCCTCGCTTAAAACGTGACGACGAATTCGAAGGTCTCGCGCGTGCTGGGCTGGCGCACGATGGGCACCGAGTTCTGGAGCACGAGCAAAATGCCCGGATCGGTGATCTGGGCGGGAATGAAGAACTTCTGCCCGATGGGCAAAGCGGGATCGGTCTGGGTGGCAACGAAGAGGCCTTGCTCGCGCACCACGCTGGTGGCGGCGTCCTCGAAGTCAAAGCGCACGCGGATGAAGAGATGGTTGGTCGGATCAGCGCTGAGCCGGTAGCGACCGGTCGGCACGACGATCTCGCCTTGCGCGTCGGCGGTGACGAAATGCACCTCATCGACGACGCGCCGGCCGACTTCGCGCAAGAGCGCCTTCTGGCCAATCGACTCCGGTGGGTGTGCGATCTTGAAATGGACCGTGACGTCACCGCCTTCCGGGATGGCGCTGGCCGGCAGACGGCGGATCACACCCTCCCGCGCATTGGCGCTGTAGTCCACATCGAGCAGGTACTCGGTCTGGTCATCGAGCGAGGTGACGCGGATGTCAGCCAGGTGCGTCACGCCCAGCTCGATCACGCCGGCCTCATCGAAGGGGGTGCTGATCGCCTTGGTCGTGTCCCACAAGGGGTCACCTTCACCCAGGGCAAGGTGCAAGGTCTGTTGTTTGATCGCAGCGGCAAGCGCAGCGCGACCGCTGGCAGTCAGGATGGCCATCGGGTGCTCCAGGAAATGAATGGGGTCAGAAAATCAGGACCGCGTGCTATGGGCGCTGCCGATCAGCTCGCGGGTATCGGTCCAGGTTGAACGTGGCCAGCGCACGCCGGTCCAGGTCTGGCCGCGCCAGGCAGCGCGGGTACTGGCCGTCGAGATCCGTGCCGGCTGCAGCACCGCCGAGACATAGGGCTCAGTGGCCTGAGACAGCAGGCGCAGCATCCTTGCCGCAGCGTCTTCAAAGTCATAGGGCAGTGGCGGCGTCAGTACCGATGTGCAAATTTGCATCTCGGTGAGTGGCCGCCATTCGATCTCAGCGGCCTCACCCAAAGTGAGATCACCCAGTCGGGCAACAGGCCGGGTGCGATAGATGGCCCGACGTGGGGTGCGGCTGTTCACATCGCCCAGCGTCACCTCGGAGAGCACTACTTGCGCCCGTTGGTACAGACGTGGGCGCAAACTCGCGGGGTCAGGCAGCGGCGCCTGGATCAGGCTGTACAGCCGTGTCAGGGACAGGACATCCCGGGCCGGCATGACATCGCCCAGGCGCAGTACGCCCAGCGCCGTATCGGCGCGGGCGCGCACGGTGGCGGTGGTTGTTGGTGATCGGCCCGGCGTGACTTCAACGACCGGGACCGCCAGCGCCGTCGGATGCTGGGCATAAAAGCGCTCCAGCACTTCCACTCGGCGCAGGCGATGATCCGATTCGGACAAGGTGCCCTTACCGAGTCCGAATTGTTCGCCTTGTTCCGCCCAGACAAACCTCGGCAGGTTGGCGTTGATGTCACCCAAGGGCGTGCTGTCCGAGAGCACCACCATCGCTTTGCAAAACCTGCGCTCGGGTCGCACGCCGACGGGGTCGGGCACTCCCTGCGCATTGGCCAGCGTGAACAGGTGCG